AGGTGTTGGCGCGGGGCAAAATAACGTGAACGGAGGCAACAATATTTTCATAGGGTATCAAGCGGGTGCTAACACTACCAACGTATACGACACCATCATCATCGGAGGGGGTGGCGGGGGCGGTAATACCAGCAACCTGACAGAAAGTGTCATCATAGGTCCAGGCGCGGGTGCCAACTTGACGACGGGAGGACAAGTCGTGTTGATAGGAGCTTACGCTGGACAAAATCTCACTACCGGATTTCGCGATGTGTTTGTCGGTTACAAGGCCGGGCAAAATTCTGTGGAGGAGAGTGATTCTGTTGCCATAGGTGCGTATGCAGGTCGAAAAGTGTCAAATGGATCTAATAACGTGTGGGTCGGTTTCGAGGCTGGCGAGTATGTCTCTCAAGCGTCAAATACTATAGGTATTGGTTCACGCGCCGGAATGTTTTCAAGTTTCTCAAAGGATTGCACGTTTATTGGTAAGCAATGTGGAGAAGTTGCGGGAAACTCTAACAGGAGTACATTTGTTGGCGCGCGTGCCGGATTTTTTGGCAGTCAATACTCCACATATGTAGGATATGAGGCCGGATTCAGAGCAATAACAGATAGTTTGTATAATACTTCGATTGGTTATCAATGTGGTAATGGAGAAACGGGAAGTTATAACACGAGCATAGGAGCATTTGCGGCGGACAGACTTGGTAATTACAATACGACCGCCGGGTATCTATCTGCGGCGAATGTATATGGCGATTTTAATAGTATTTTTGGTGCATTTTCTGGTAATAATGTTGGTAATTTCAACACTATAGTAGGATCTTATGCAGGATTTGTCGCACGTGGAGATTACAATACGATGTCAGGATATCGTTCGGGATCTAATGTATTCGGCAATTACAATAGTATTTTCGGTGCTGGCGCTGGCAATAATGTTGGTAATTTCAATGCCATATTTGGTACGGGAGCAGGTATTAATGCCACAGGGGGAAATAATTCATACTTTGGAACTATTGCAGGAGCCAATATTTCCGGAGATAAGAATTGTATGATTGGTGACATTGCTGGCAGGCGAATGGGGAATTCTTCTTTTAATACATGCGTGGGTTCTGAAGCTGGAGGAACGGAAGGAGAAAATAATAGTGGATTTTACAATTCCGTGATGGGTTTTTTTGCAGGAAATATGGGAAACAATAATACTATTTGTGGAGCATTTGCAGGATCTAATATAGGCGGTGATACCAACGTCGTTATAGGATTCAGAGCTTCTCCTGATATAAGCGGTGTTCAGAACACTGTCGTCGGTGGAAATGCAGGCATATCTCTCACATCAGGCGGTCAAAATACTATGGTGGGCAGTCGCGCGGGAAGTTCAACAAGCATCGGTAATTTTAATTCGTTCTTAGGATTTAACGCAGGCAGTGGTGGAACTAGAAATACCGTAATTGGAAGTTTATCTGGAAATTCTATGACAACTTCAACGGATAATACTGTCATTGGAAGTTTGTCTGGAAACGCTATAACTACGGGAGTCCAAAACACTATCATAGGATCTCGAACCGCGAATGCATTATCATCGGGAGTTCAAAACACTGTTTTAGGAGTAGGAGCAGGATTTGGACTCGTTGCAGGAGGATTGAATACATATATTGGTTATAATACGGGAAATAATGGATCGCGAAATACTGTTGTAGGAAGTTTGTCTGGTGGCATGATGATATCGTCTGCGGGAAATAATTCTATAGTTGGATTTCAAGCAGGAGCAAATATCACTTCCGGAATGAGAAATACACTCATTGGAGCTTCGACTGGTGTTGGTTTAAATACAGGAAGTTTTAATACGTTCATAGGATTTGGATCTGGTGCCAATGGAACCAATAATACAGTGATTGGAAGCACTGCAGGAAATTCGATGACGACTGCTACAGATAACACAATAATCGGTGTCTCTGCAGGAAACGAATTGACGTCTGGAAGTCAGAACACTATCATAGGAGGCCAGGGAGGATATGAACTAATAAGCGGAAGCTTGAATACTCTCATCGGATATGGTTCTGGTCGAAATGGTATTAGAAATGTTTCTATAGGATGTTTTGCAGGAAACTTGATGACACTTTTGGCGTCAGATAATATTGCTGTTGGCAATTCATCGGGACCAAAACTTACGGACGGAGATCAAAATATTTTTATTGGAACGCAAGCCGGAGCAAACGTAATCAACGGTTCTCGAAATATATTAATTGGCGCCAGATCGGGAGGTAGCATGACATCAAGCAGTGATAACATTGCAATAGGAGCAGATATAAGTATTCCAGGATTTAATAATACGTTAATTGGCTCAAATATATCAATTCAATCAGGAGGGTCGCCTTTCAGAGTTACCGCTATCGGTTCAAATTCTTCAATATCAGCATCAAGATTCAACGACTCCGCGTCTTTATTCAGTAATAATGCTTATGCAACTATTTATGGTAATGGTGCTTTTGTGGTTTCTGGAGAAGCGTACAAAGCCGTGGCAGGATCCTGGGCCGGTACATCAGATCGAAGATTGAAAAGCAACATACAGCTGGCAAACACGATAATGTGCGAGAATATACTGAAGAATTTAGACTTGAAAAGATATACATGGAACGATGATTTTAATCCAATCATAAAAGATAGGACACAACTCGGGTTTATTGCACAAGAAGTAGAAGAATATTTACCAAAATCCATATCTACCACGCGATATGAAAATATCGATGATTGCAAACTCATAGATCTTAGTCAAATCCATATGGTCATGTATGGAGCTTTGAAACGCAGCATTGCTCGGATTGACGAACTAGAAGCAATAATAATCCGAAATAATTTACAATAAAAATATACGGGGGAGTAATGGATGATAGGAAATTTCAGTCAAAATTATCCACATTCTTAGGTTTTGTGAAATATGTTAGAGATCCAGATTATCACGGGAGGGTTATTATTGCCAGAGAAAATGGTGTCGCAATAAAGAGAGAAAATTGCAGTAATGAAAATCTGAAACGTGTAGGCGATGCTGTTGGGAAATTGAGGAAATTGGAAAGAACAAATCCATCTCCACAAGTCCGTGTAAAGATATTAGTGTACACCACACACCAAGCCCAGTTCGTCGGTCAATGTCTTCTAGACAGAATATGGGCTAAACATGAAGCGATGGAAGAATTCGCTCAAAAAAATTACTCCTGGGACACTCTTACCACACAAACTCATAAGAATTTCGTGTCTTCAATGATACGTCATGAAAATGTCATTATGACGAATCTAAACGTTTTAGCCGGAGTATTGAAATTGAGAAACAACACCGATGCATTGTATGTGCTGCAAAATATTAGAAAGATGGTACTGGTCAAAGGGTTTTCTTCTTCGATCTATAAAAATCAGAGGGAAGAGCTTCCACTCATATGGCCTCGTGTGAAGAGACATTACAAACATTTGATTAAATCACATAAATGGAGGACGCTTATTACATCACTGAGAAATGCACAAGCAAATGTAGGAAGACCAAACTCTTTCGAGATGCTCCAACATAGAACACGCATGCAAGAACTACTGAAGAGGTCGACAGATGGTATTTGAATACCACCATCTTTCGTATCGACAAACTGCCGTCGCGATCATGTATGTTAGTATCTGTGAGTATCTTTTTTAAACACGGCAACGCAGTTTTCACACGTGAGTATCTTTTATTTTTTTTTTTTTTTTTTTTTTTTTTTTTTTGAAATTAGTTTCTTACGAAATTTTTATTCTGGTCTTATTCATTTGATATACACTTATTAAGATATTTTATACACATATCGTCATGTACAGTGATTTAATAACTTATGTGTTTTATATCCTACATTATAACAATGCCTCGCACAATCGGAATCACATTTTGCACATCTCAGTACGAGGGTTCCGCTGCGGCTTTGAGACACTCCGCTCTAACATCCGGAGGTTTCGATGAATTCAGAACTTTTGGGCCCCAGGATGTCACATGGCTTCAAGACACACACCCTGAGCACTTCGAGAATTCTCGAGGATTTGGTTTCTGGTGTTGGAAAGCGTTCCTTCTGAAGTCTGTACTTGGGCAACTTCCGGAAAACGATGTCGTGGTCTATGTAGATTCGACGATGATGTTCGAACGTTCTATTAAGCCATATGCGAACGCGGTTTCAAACGGAAATCCCATCTTGGTATGTCGTCTGGGTAACTGGAGTAATAATGATTATAGGAATCGTTTATGGACAAAGAAGTCTGTGTTCAATGCGATGAGGGCCGGGCCTATTGCATCCGAAGAAATTCAGCTCAACGCAGCTTTTCAAGTTTACAAGAACTGTCCCGAATCCCGTGCTTTCGTTGATACATACCTCCATTACTCTCTACAGCTCGACATAATCAACGATGATGGAAAGGATTCGTCCATCGTAGACACCCGTCATGACCAGAGCATCCTCAGTATCTTGGTATCGGAGAACCCTCTCGTTACTGTGTCTCGGGACGTTACCCAGTGGGGTCGTGAGGATCCTCCCGCGTCCGTCAAGCAACCTACTGGAGGTGTCGTAGAAATAGATGCCGTTGACGAAAACGGAATTATGCACAATCTTGTCAACCACCATCGCCGGATTCTTAAAATCCCAAAGATCGTCGTAATCACGCCTACACTGGGAGGTGCTTTTCTAGACAAGTGTATTGAGAGCGTTCAACAATCTTCGCTTCCCAATATTGAGCACTGGGTCGTCGTGGACGGGAAGGAACACGAATCCAAAGTAAACACGATCCTCGCCAAGTACGAGCATCGCCACCCTATCGTGAAATTTACCCTGCCCCAAAACGTGGGTGCTGGTGGTTGGAATGGACATAAAGTATTCGGCTCCGTGCCTTGGCTCGTCAACGCAGACTATATTTCTTATCTGGACGATGACAATGTCGTGACCCCAACTCATTATAGCGACCTTCTGCGGGGCATCATCAAGAACCCCGAGAACAAGTGGGCGTATTGCCTTCGGTATCTGATCGACAAGGATGGCAACACCATCGGGAAGGACAATTGCGAATCTCTCGGAGGTAGTTCTCATACTGTTGCAGGTCGCGGGGATTACCTCATCGACACTTCATGTTACCTCATCGAGCGGGATCTCGCGATTACTCTCGCACCGACGTGGAACGCCAAATTCCGCGATGACAGGGGTCGTCCCGAGCCCGACAGGGAGCTATGCAAGAACCTGTTGATGTCGGCACCCCACGCCGTGATTCGCAAGCACTCTCTCGGGTATCGCATCGGATCCACTGGTTTGTCCGTGTCTGGCAATTTCTTCGAGCGCGGAAACCAAGTGTTTGGCTACGACTTCGATAAGTTCGATGACATTTACATTTTCCACTTTTCGCAGAAAGCCACCGACGACTTTATGATCGCACGCCATAAATACCACGAAAGAAGTTATGCTCTGGATGAGTGGCAGATGACACTTCTTCGAGGTCTGGACGGCATGAATGGTGGTAAATTCAATCTTATCAACGGATTCACGAATTTCCCGAACATCCCCCACGGAGCCACCGTGCTCGTGAGCCTATGCAACCCCGGTGAAATTCCTCTAGACTTTCTGGCACAGAGACCCGATCTTCACAAAATTGTATACACTCTGGAATCTCCCAATATCAGGCACAACGGCCAGTGGAACGCGCAATGGCTGACAACTCATTTTGACGTGTTGATGACTTATTTCAAACCGCTTCTAAATAGTCGAAATGATGTTGTGTTCACGGCCCATAATTGTCATCACGGAGACCTGGATGATCCTCTCGATCGTGCGGTGCTTCTTCGCGAAAACGCAGGAACTGGTAGGTCAGTGTGCATCGTACTAGAACGTCGCCCCGAGCTCATGGGAAAGCAAGAATACGCGGTGAATGGCGTCCATCTAAAGTGCTTGGACTATCTACGCGAGGATCTAGTCCGAGGTCTAGATGATGTCACCGCGTTTGGGATTAATTGGGCGGAGATCGCGGATGGCAAACACATTAAAACGTTCCAAAACGTTCATCGGTCCAAAGACCCGAAATCAGCTGTCGAGCACAAGATGAACTTCACTTTTGATCTAGTGGTGGAGAACTGCGATGCGGATTGGTATACTTCTGAAAAATTCTATGATAGTCTTTCGGCCGGATGCATCCCGCTTTACTATGGCAACGTGTATGACAAGCTGAAGGAGCTCATTCCCGAAGGTCATGATGGTGCGTATTTCGATCTCAAGAAACGTGGGATCGAGACAGGCGAACAACTCCAGAAACTGATTGACTCTATCAGCGACGAACAACTGGTGCAGATGAGAAAGAACGTGGTAATGTATCGCGAAGCCGTTCTCAAGTCTGTAGGAACAAAGGCCTTTGCGGAGAGTGTGGAAAAAGCTATTGTGCTGGCCAAAGAACTGAAAAACAAGGTCGAACTTGTATAATTTGGTGATTTATCAATACAAAGATATCATATGTCATATTTTTTCTCACAGAAATCCATTTGTTTTGTTTTCATTTGTGATTTTATCTAATGCTTTCTCGGTGTGACTTTCTATTTTCTGATGGCGAAATTTTACATCGTCAGGCACTCCTTGGTGGTAACCACGAGGATTGGTCACACGCAATTTAGCAGCATCCTGTAAAGATATCTTCGTTCTCTTTTCACCACGTTCAGTTTCTAAAAAATCAGTTACACCATTCGCAGGAGGTTGTAAACACAACGCATCCACGGCTTCGTGTGTGTATGTTTGTATCGCTTTTTTCTTCCCCATTATACGTTCGGTGCCATCGGGAAGTTTTTCTATTATTTTCTTGTCTCTTTCTACCAAAGCACCGGGAAGTTTCTTAGCGTCTCGCGTGAACATCAACATCTTACCAGGCATCGTTGCGATCTGTTCTGGCGCTCTGTATCCCAGATGATCAAGTTCTCGTAAATATTCCACAAAGTCTTCTTTGGTCGTCCTCTCTGGAAGTGTCAGATTTATGTTCACGGTGTGTGTGCTGTTGTCGATACGAGAGCTGTTATCGGTGTTGGTTGTGGTATAGTTTGTCGTATTCCCCACAAGAGGGGCGTTGCCAAGTGCTGCCAAGTGGTCTTCTTTTAAAACGAACTCTTTAATCTCATCTTTCATGAGATGCCCACACGCGACTTTTTTGTGTCTGCTGGCGTTTCCAGGGTGTGTTGATTTGAAACCACAACCACAAGAATATATACGAAATTTATGCGTTTCTATATTCATCTTTTATAGATATTGACTAAAATATTAAATTAATAATATATGTACATGATGGGTACACACTTTTTGGGTACACACTTTATTTTTTTTATTCTTTTTTTCTAAATACATTTCTTTGAAAATTTTTATATACTATAAACGTTTCGTCTGGTATTTATTTCAAACTACTGGTATTTATATTTATTTTACATATAAAGATGTATCTTTA